AGCCCGCGATTGGTATTCACTTATGCCGACACTCCTGATGACGTTGAGCGCTTAGAGCGTGGCCCTGAATTTTTCTTTATGGGGATCGACCAAGGGGAGCAATTAAGTGAACGAGACCTGCAACGCCTGAATTCTCCGAATCGCTGGCCGGATACTCTTCCGAATGCCGCGAAAACCGGGTACTTCTACAACCCCGGCGGCCCAGGTACGCCGTACCTGAAGCGGGTTTTCTACGACCGAAAGTTTCACGATAATGAACGCCCTGGCGACTTTGCCTTTATCCAAGCGTACGGGTGGGATAACGCGAGTTGGTTTCTGAATCAAGGAATAGAAATCAACGGCGAGGCGCTCACGTGGGAGACTTTTTACGATCTCCCAGGGGATATCGAAGTCCCCGGCGATGGAAAATACAATCAGGCGTGGCTCCGATCACTTCCGAAGTTTCACCGCTTCAGAATGTTTGTCGAACAGACTTCCGAGGGTCGCAAGCATTGGGCGAAACCGGAAGCTATCCGCATGGGTGATCTGTTTGGGCGTTTTGACCAGTTCAGCGGGCAGGCCTTTGCTGGATCGTGGGACGAGAGAAAGATGGTTTTGAGATGAGCGAAGTAACCGAGATTAGCTGGAGCGATAGCACTTTTAACCCTTGGGCCGGATGCACAAAAGTCTCCCCGGCCTGCGACAACTGCTATGCCGAAAAAGACACGGCGTTTCACAAGTACGTCGTTTGGGGTAAAGACGCGCCTCGGCGCCGGACCTCAGTTGGATACTGGAATCAACTGGAGAAGTGGAATCGCACCGCCGCGATGGAGCCGCGCAACCGCCGCGTGTTCATCGGCTCGTGGTGCGACATCATGGAAACCACGATTGGAAGCGTGCTCGCACCTCGACAAACTCCTGTTGACGAAGCGCCCACAGAACTACCGTAAATATCTTCCGCCGGAATGGATAGCGCGGCCGCTCCAATCGGTTTGGGGTATGACGACCGTCGAGAGTCCGGAATACAACTGGCGCATCGACGCGCTACGAGACACGCCGTTCGCCGTACGTGGATTGAGCATGGAGCCGCTACTGGCCGCCCCGAAGAACCTTGACCTTCGCGGTATCGATTGGGTTATCGTCGGTGGCGAAAGTCAGCACGGCGCAAGGCCGATGCAGATTGAGTGGGCTCGTGAAATTCGCGACATCTGCATCGCTTGTAATATTCCCTTTCACTTTAAGCAATGGGGTGAGTACAACTCCGAACTCATCAAGATCGGCAAGAAGAAAACAGGCTCCGAGCTTGACGGGCGCGAGTGGAAAGAATTCCCTCGGACCGCCGCGTGAGCCCCGCTCTCTCGGAATACGAATTTGAGCGGCTCGCAAAATACTGGTGGACGTGCTGGATCGGTTTGAGTTGGGGATTCCGCCGCAACGCCGTCTGTTACTGGGCCTGCACCGGAAGAATCTCACCGCAGGAAGCATGGGAAGTTCTCGGGATCAATCACGAGTTCCCGCTTGATGTGGTGATCTTCTACCGGGAACTCATCACGACGTTGACCCCCGAAGCGGAACTGGCGCAAATGATCGTGGACGCAACCCCCATCCCGGAGCGCGCGAACATCCGCAGGCTCTATGCCGGCCGCAACGTATTCGACCGCGAAGAAGAGACAAAGCGAACCGTGGCGGATCTGCTGAACCCGGTTTTCGTCGCCGGGAAACTTCCACGTTTGAAACTCTCCGACGACGGCCCCGCCAGTCGCGTTCCAGGCTTCCGTATGGTCGCCGCAAGCTCCCGGCGAACAATCACCATGCGGAGCGACGACCCGCCGCCAGAGAAGAGTGATACCCCGCTTCTGTTCATCTCGAAAGATTGCCCGGAGTTGATATCCACGATCCCCTCTTTGATTTCGACGGACCCGAAGAACCCGGAAGATGTTAACCGCGTCGGAACGGTCCAGGACGAAATCTGGCAGGCATGCATGAACACTTTCACGCAATACCCTTCGGCCATCAAAGCGGAGCCGTTGAAGATCCGCCGCCAACGCGCCATTGACGCCGCCGATTCTCCCATTCACAAGCGATTAAAGATGATTGAATTTGACTTCAAAAACAAGCAGTTACGGCGAACTAAGCGCATCTGACTTGTTCGATTTCATCCATTGGTTGACAGTCAACCAGTAGCCTTGTTAGTGTGGTTCCGTGCAAACGGAATCGGCACTTTCTGAGGCCGAAATAATCCACCTTTGGCTCCGTCGTAATCGTGGCGTTTGCGCCACAATTGCACGGGATAATAAAGTCTCCCGTGAATTCGTTCGGAAAATCCTCTACGGTCTTCGGGGCGTAAAATCTCTTGATTGTCGTATTGAACGGGCACTGGCCGACGCGGGCGCTCCCTGTATGTCGGAACGGATGGCGGTGTCGGTATGAAACGAGGTGCCCCAGACCACTGGAAGATGGTGGACCTAGCGAAGCGCCTCCACGTGCCAGACCGTTATGCAATTGCATGGGCAAACGGGGTACTTGAAAGGCTTTGGCATTTTACGGCCAACTATGCTCCTCGCGGCGATATAGGAAGAATCCCGGATGAAGCTATCGCCCGCGCATGTTCGTGGCCAGAAGAAGAATCCTCTGTCCTCATAAAAGCTTTCATTGACGCGCGGTGGGCAGATCCATCCGATGACTACCGAGTAGTAATCCACGACTGGTCCGACCACTGCGACGATTCAGTCCACTCCAAGGTAGCCCGACTGAAGCAATGGTTTACCGACGGCAAATCGCCCAAACTGACAGGCCTGCGGAAATACGAAAAAGAGGAACTGGAGAGGTTTTATTTGGCGGCAACCCCGGTGCAACCCGTTGCAACCCCGGTGCAACCCGTTGCAACCCCGGTGCAACCCGTTGCAACCCCGGTGCAACCCGTTGCAAATTCGCAAGTTGTTGAAAATAAACAAAGTGACATGCAACCCCAGTGCAACCCCGTTGCAACCCCAGTGCAACCCCAGTGCAACCCATTAGCCATAGCCTTTGCCTCTGCCTTAGCCACTGCCACTACCAAACCAAATACACAACACACACGAGCAGAGGAAAGTACAGGTATTGTGGCGAACGGGAACGGAAATCCTCCTGTGTGTATTCGGTGGCCGTACTTGGCCGACCCGGACTTTTCACCGTTCGTCGTGGCGGCTCTCGAATACTGGCCGGATTTGATCGAGGAGGATTTGCAGAACTCGTGGCACTTCACGTGGAAGAAACTGGACTTCGAGCAACGGGTCGATGTGGTCAAACGGCTACGTGTTCGTATCGAGGCCGGAGAGCCAGCCCATTTTGTTAAAAGGCCGCCAAAGTATTTGGAGAACGGCGACTGGAAGAGGCCGCCGCGGAAGGCGGTAAATGGCAACGGAAACGGAAATGGCAGAGCACTTCCGGATGGCCCGACGAAATCCACGTACCAGCCACTGCCGATTTATAGACCAGGGGAGGACTCATGAGAACGAGCGAATTGGAAACTGGACTTCCATCATCCGTGGACGCGGAAAAAATGGTCCTCGGATCGATTCTGTTGCGGGGGTCTTCGTGCTTTGAGGTCATTGCCGGGATCATTAATCGCCCGGATTTTTCTTTAGCCAAACACCAGACGATCTGGGGACGGATGGACGGATTGCACGAGCGGCAATCAGCAATCGACCGCATCACGCTTACGGAAGAGTTGATCAAGTACGGCGAGTTGGAGTCAGTGGACGGTTTGACTTATCTGATTTCGCTTGACGACGGGATGCCGTTCATCTCAAACGTCGAGTCCTATGCGGAGATCGTCCGCGAGAACGCTTCTCTTCGCCGGATCGTACTCCTGTGTCAGCAGACCATGAATCGCGCCATGTCGCGACTGGAGAGTTCAACGGACATTATCGCCTCGCTGGTTCCCGGTGCACTTGAGATTGAAACTTCCGGAGGGACCCCAGAGTGGCAAACGGCCACGGATGTAATTCGTGAGTATCCAGGTGGGTGGCAATCGCTCGTGTCGCCGGCCGCGAATGGAAACGCTACCGGAATTCAACTGCCGTGGCCGCGAGTGCAGCAGGTTATCTGCGGACTCCAGAAAGGCGAATTGATCGTACTGGCTGGGAGACCGTCAATGGGAAAGTCCGCGATTGCCATGCAGATTGCCATGTGTGCTGCGGTGCAGGATTACGGAGTGGCCTACGTGTCACTCGAAATGACAGCGCCAGCTTTAGTGCGCCGCGAAGTGGCCCAAACCGCCCGCGTGGATTCCGTGAAAATGAAACTTGGTTACCTCGGACCAGGGGAGCGGGCGAGGATGATGGAGAGTCGCGCGATGCTTGAGCAATTACCGATTCACATAGAATCCCGGCAATCGCGCGGCAGGACTGCCGTTTCTATCATGGCGTCCCTGCGATACCTGAGTGCGCGCCATCCCATCGGGCTCGTCGTGATCGACCACATGCATCTGGTGGACGGTCCCGAACGTGAAGAGCGAATCAAGTTCAGCCGAATAATTGACGCCTTCCAGCGCGGCGCTAAGGATATGCATGTTCCGTTTCTGGTACTCGCGCAGTTGAGTCGTAAATGCGAGGAAGAGAGGCGCGAGCCGAGTCTGGTGGACCTGAAGGAAACCGGATCAATCGAACAGAACGCCGACGTCGTGATGTTTATTCATCGGGACGAAATGTACGGCCATCTTCGCGACAGGGAGGACTTGCGTGGCATCGCCAAATTAATCATCGGCAAACAGCGGGACGGGCAAACCGGAGTCGCGAATCTAATCTTCATCAAACAGCAAACACGCTTCGAATCCATGGCTGAGGATATTGAGGGACTCCAATGATTCGGATCATCAGGGTCTCTGGTGGCGAAGCCGTCCCGCAGTTGTGCTGCGACGTGTGTTTAGGGCCGGTAAACACTGTTGATCTTGCAATGGCGATCTGGTTTGAGGATTTGGACCGTAAAGGCCAATCGACCGCCCTGTATGTGGTCCACAAGGGTCTGTGCGATGAAAAACTTCAACTCCAGAACGGAAGCAATGGTGGCTGGCATGAGTTGCGTCACGGATTCGAGTTGATGATGGGACGCCTGAAACTGCGCTACCACGAAGACGGCAAGTCATTCCGGCCCGTGGTTTTCGAAGGACTCGAAAGTATACCGGAATCTCATTGACAAATAATGTACACATCGTGGACACTGTAAACACATGAGCAAATTAATCTCGTCGCGAATAGACGACGAATCAGCGCGGAGGTTGGCGCAACTTGCAAAGCGTGTTGATCGAACAATCAGCTCCCTAGTCGCCAAGGCCGTGAAGGTTTTTCTGGCGACAAAGAAGAAATCATGAGCGCCCACGAAATCACCTTGGCCGACCGCCTGCGAGCCTCAGTCTCAAATCCGCGCCCGCCAGTTCGCGAACGGGTAACCTGCGAAAGCGAAGGGCGGGAATCGTTCGACGAGCAGGAACTGAAAAATAACTCGTGCCACATCTGCGGCGATCCACCCGATTACTGCGTGGCGTGCGACGAGTGCCGGAAGCCTGTTTGTGACAAATGCCGGCTGCTGGGCGAAATCCCGATTTGTTTTCGGTGCGCGATATGAAAACAGCCACCATGGAAGACGCGATCCGGGCGAATGGTCTCGGCGTTTCTCTCGAGTGCGGGAACTGCAAAGCGGCAAAGGCAATGGACGATCTCCAGCGGACACACATTGGGAAACTCTACGAAGCGGCTTCAGAGGCAGACGTGTACCAGCAATTTCTGGTGGACAGAATCCAATCCCTGCACGCTCGGGTTTTGGAATATCGCCTGTCCCTGTTCGCCATGTCGTTAGTCGCGATTTTGGCGCTTGCGCAGGATGCCGGGTGGTTCAAGTGAAACGGAATCCGCTGCCGCCACGGTCAAAACCGCTGGTCCGTGTGGCCATCAAACGTCCGCGTATTGCCACTTTTGAGCGCGTTGGTGAGATCGGAGACGGTTCGGAGGTAGTGGAGGTGCGGAAAGTTACAGTGACGCGCCACGGGGCCTTGAAATCGAAAAAACGGAAACCAACCCGGTTCGGTGGCGTGCCTCAGAATCCGAAGTACCTTGCGTTTGTGCGATGCTTCGCCTGTATTTTGAGTGGATTACAGTCGAAAAAAGACTCCGTCCCGCATTCCTGTAGCGGAAAAATCGAAGCGGCCCACACTGGCAGGCGCGGGCTCAAGCAGAAAGCGGCAGACGAAACAGCTCTTCCGATGTGCACGAACGGCCATCGAACCGGGAAATTTTCCCATCACCGTCTCGGTAAAAACTTCTGGAAGTTCTGGGGATTGGATCAGTTGAAACTTACCTCCAGTTTCAACGAGATGGCGCGTGAATCTGAAGTACTGGTTCAGGAGTACAAGTCGTGACCGAGCGCCCCATCCTCTTTTCCGCTCCAATGGTCCTCGCCCTGCGCGAGAACCGAAAGACGCAAACCCGTCGCACTCGCGGCCTGGACAAGATCAACGCGGAGCCGGATGCGTGGGAGCTGCTCGGCGAGGTTAACCAGCAATCAGGACGCGGGAAGTGGTGTTTTGGAAATTCCGCAGAGCCTGACGATGACGCCTCGATTGTCACAATCCGCTGCCCATGCGGCGTGAGCGGCGACAGGCTTTGGACGCGCGAGAACTGGCGCGCACTGGCCGATTACGACTTTCGCATGCCGCGAGAGTTAGTTGGTGACTGGATTGAGTTCTTTTATGAGGCGGATGGGCCGCTCACTGCGGAGATTATGCACGGCGAGCCAGGTAAGTTGCGCCCCGGCATGTTCCTTCCCCGCTGGGCCAGCCGCGACACGCTGGAGGTTGTGAGCGCACGACCGGAGCGGTTGCAGGCGATCACAAAGGATGATGCGCTTGCCGAGGGAATACAGGTGCTCCCGTTGCAATCATCCGATGATCCGAGCGCGTGGTATCAGAGTGCGCCAGGCGTTCATCAGTGCCGCACGGCGGTCGATAGCTTTCGGCAACTCTGGGATTCTCTGAATGGCAAGACTCTCCCGTGGTCGAAGAATCCTTGGGCCTGGCGCGTGGAGTTTCGGGGGATGACCGCATGAGGCGCGAAACCCGCGAAGTAGACGCCGAGCGCGGCATCATTCAAACGACCACGGAAGATCAACGCTGGTATTCCCGGCGAGTGTCGATCGATGGACCGGGAGTGCGACCGTGGGAGTTCGTTCCTTCGGTGACGTGGATATCCAGTTACTACCCGAAGAACGACCGCTTCGTGAAGTGGGTCGGTCGCGTCGGAAACGAACAGGCCGAAGAAGCGAAAGAAGCCGGCGGAGAAAAAGGCTCCAAGGCCCACCAGGCCATCAAGACAATCCTGAACGGCGGTACGGTCGATATCCAAACCTCCGAGTTCGAGGGCCGCGATGGCGAGATGTCCACGCTGAACGCATCCGAAATCGAATGCGTCATGTCGTTCATCGAATGGTTCGAGAAGTATCGGCCCGAGGTTATCGCCTTCGAGTTCACGGTCTGGAGCGAGAGATACCGATACGCCGGGACGGTGGACTTGTACTGCCTGATCGGCGGCGTGCCGTGGATCGTAGACTTCAAGATCAGCGGCCAGATTTACCCGTCGATGGAGATTCAAGTCTCCGCGTACAAGTTCGCTGATGCGCGGTTCCCAAAGAACACGCGGCTCGCAATCCTGCAGTTGAATTACAAGCACAACAAAAAACAGAAGTACAAGTTTACACAGGTGAAAGCGCAGTTCACTCTGTTCCTTTCTGTGCGCCGAACGTGGCAGAAAGAAACAGATGGAATGAAGCCGTACCAGAAGGATTTTCCGCTGACGCTTTCTCTTGCGCCGGAACTTCTCCCAAAGAAAGAGGCCGCATGAATATCGAGAACGTAAAAAAGCTGGCACTGTTAGCCGAGGAGTACAGTGTAACGGCGGAGCCTTCGTTGTATTGCGACGGGAGGATCATATGCCCCTCCGGAGATATGCCGCTGGAGTCTTGTCGATTCGGACAAAGGGCCACTGAGTTATGGAACAAGACTCAGGGTGAGCCCGATTCAGGCGTCACCGTTACACCCGGCGAGATGCGCGGCAGCTTTCCCATTTACGTCCGCTACCTGCACGGAGAAGGCATCAGAGTAGCAATAAGCGAGCATTTTCGAAGGTGCTTCAATGACAATGCGCGCTTCACGGCAACAGCGAAGCACAAGCAGGTTCTGGCCTACGAAGGCGATGCGCTCGTCGGAATCATAATGCCCATTAAAACGTGGACCCCACCAGACGTAATCGACGACATTCCGATCATCTCTTTTGTTGATGACGGAGCACTATACCACTATTGCGAGGCCGCATGATTCCCCTCCGGGAACAAGCAGTACTGACAGCGAATGCGTTAAGAAATGGAGCGGACGAACCGGGAGTTCCGGCGTCGCTACGGGAACGTCTCCACGAACACGCAGACGATCTGATGAGAGCAGCGTCACTGGAGCCACTGCCTGCGGCGGTTGCGAGCCCGCAACCTTGCGGAGGTATGGTTTCGGATGCCGATATGATCGAGTGGATTGATCGTCATGATTGCGCGGAATTGATATTGAAGCCCGACGCAGCGGGAGAATCCGAAGACCGATTTTACTTCGGGGCTTTAATGGGAGACTTCGGTTCAGCCGTTTCACTTCGTGAGGTGTTGGCTGATCGCGTACGCGCAGGCAGGACGGTTCCGCAAGGGGAGCGGCTGCGACCCGCCGCAGGCAAGAGCGAGGTTGCGGGATAATGATCTTGTCGGGGCTTCGCGTTCACTGTTCCATTTCCGGTGTCCACGAGGTTGCTACCCGTGCAGGCTGGTCACGGCCCGACAGGGACCAGCCAAACTTTTCTGTTGCATTCAGCACAAAGCAGGTTTATCATTCAGGCGTGGGCGTAGCAGCCTGCGATAAATGGGAACGTTCCGAAAAGTCAACCGATCCGATTCATCAGGAAAACATCCTCTCGCTACTGCTACGCCTATCGGACAGTCAGGCGCAGCCGTCGAAAGGGACGCAAGGGAACAACGGGTCTAACAGCCCGCTTGCGGGCGGCATTAAGTCAAGAGCCGTCCGTAGCCACTTGTCGTTAGCGTTGGGGGAGTTCGTCAGGTGTAACTCCAGATCCCCCAGAAGAGGAAACGGGCAGGTACGGCCAAAGATCGAACGTACCCGCCGAAGCGAAGCGCGCGGCTCCAAACTTCGAACTCGAATCGACGCGAAACCGAGCGGAAGTCAGGTTTCGTGCGCCTCTCTCTCGCACTCACCACCTGCGAATAGAAAGAATAAAAAGTTTCCGCTGAATCCAAAATGCAACCGCCAGTAGCTCTTATGACGGAGGGGTCTGAAGTAAGAAATGGACTGGCTGTTGCATCCAGCGGGAAAAATCATGGATTTAAGAAAGGCCGCATGAGAACCGCCGAATACGCAGAGTTTCTGAACCACAAAACACAGTACAGCGGCGACAGCGGATTCAAGCCTGTCTTTATGCCGGATTGCATGTTCGACTTTCAGAAACGACTTACGGAAGAGAACTGCCGTGCCGGAAGGTTTGCGGACCTCACTGATTGCGGGACCGGGAAAAGCCTGCTGGAATTGGTGTACGCCCAGAATATCGTCGAGACAACAAACGGGCGGGTTCTCCTGATGACACCGAACGCGGTATCGGCCCAGACGGTAGCGGAGGGCGAGAAATTCGGCATTGAGTGTGCGCGGTCCAAAGGTGGCAACCTGGCAGCGGCGAAAATCATCGTCAGCAACTACGAACAGTTGAGCCACTTCGACCCAAATGATTTTGTGGCCTTCGTGGGCGATGAATGTAGCATCCTGAAGAACGCGCAAGGCGTGACGCGCAACAAGGTGACGGAGTTTATCCGGCACATGCGGTATCGCCTGATGGCAACGGCGACCCCTGCACCCAACGATTTCTTCGAGCTGGGAACATTGAGCGAGGCCCTCGGTTATCTGGGCCACATGGACATGCTGAATCGTTTCTTCAAGAACGATCTAAACAATTCCGCATCAGGACGCATGCACGGCAAGATTATCGAGTGGCGATTCAAAGGACACGCGGAGGAGCCCTTCTACCGATACATCTGTTCATGGGCGCGAGCGGCCCGTAAACCATCGGACCTTGGATTCGATGACATGGTGGATGCGGACGGGCGGAAGCGTCCATTCGTTCTCCCACCACTCGAAGAGATCGAGCACATCGTGGAGTCCGACAATCTTCGTGAGGGTATGCTGTTCGCTACGCCAGCGTTCGGGATGCGCGAGCAGCGCGAGGAGCGGCGCGTTTCGCTTGTGGAGCGTTGCCGAAAGGTGGTTGAGTTGGTTCAACCGCATCCGTCCTCAATCTGCTGGTACACGCTGAATCCTGAAGGGGATTTACTGGCAAGGACCGTTCCTGATTGCGTCCACGTCAGCGGCCGGGATTCCGACGAAGAGAAAGAAGAGAAGTTCGCGGGGTTCGTGGCGGGACATTTTAAGCGGCTGGTCATCAACGACAAAATCGGGGCATTCGGCTTAAACTTTCAACACTGCGCACATCAAACCGGATGGCCCGATCATTCATTCGAACGCTATTACCAGAAAGTGCGGCGGTCCCTCCGCTTCGGGCAGCTCGCCGAGAAAGTCACCATCGACATGGTTATGACGGAAGGTGACCGCGCAGTAATGAACAACATGAAGCGTAAGGCGAACCAGGCCGTGGAGATGTTTGCAAAAATGATCGAACGAATGAACGAGGCGCTCGGAATTGAGCGCGGCCAGAAGTTCACCCAAACGGAGGAGGTTCCAGCGTGGCTACAGTAAATTTCAACTGCCAGCACTGCGGAATATCTGTATCGACCTACAGAAGCCCCAGCCAATTAATTGTGCAACCGCCCAGGTTCTGCTCGCTTAAATGCCTCGGCGCACACCAGCGCGGCGCAGCGAACCCCGCGTTCACTGGAGGTCGTCACAAACTCTCAAACGGCTACATGGTCGTGTTAATGCCTGATCACCCCAATGCAGATCCACGGGGGTACGTATACGAGCATAGGCTCGTTATGGAGCGAATGACTGGTCATCCCATCCCACTGCGGGCGGTGGTTCACCATAAAAATGGGATTAAAGACGACAACGATCCCTTGAATCTGGAACTCCACGTTACCCACGGGGATCATATGCGGGAGCACCACCAGCACAAGGGAAATTTAGCGGCCCCGAAAGGCGAGAACCACGGCATGGCCAAGATGACCTCGCAGGCGGTAGCGCTACTTCGAGCCAAGTATTCTGCTGGAGAAAAGCAATCAGCGCTCGCTGGGCTGTTTTCTATCAGTAGATCGCAAGTTAACAATATTGTTCACGGGAGACAGTGGAATGGTAATTGACCAGAAAATAACGCATGATTATGCGGTATACAACGGAGACTCTGTTGAGGTCATGCGGAGTTTTGCGGACGGCTCAATCAGAATGTCGATTTACTCTCCACCGTTCGGGACACCGAAGGCCAGCGGCGCTGGCCTCTACGTCTACAGTTCCAGCGAGCGCGACTTATCGAACTGCGTGGATTACCCGACGTTCATGAAGCACTACCAGTTCTTCGTGGATGAGATCCGGCGCGTCACGATGGCCGGCCGATTCTCCTGCGTGCATTGCTCCGAAGTCCCGAGCGGTAACAGTGGTGGCGATTCCCTGACGGACTTCCCTGGCGATATCATCCGCCTGCACGAGCGCAACGGGTTCTCCTACAAGGGGCGCCACATCATCTGGAAAGAACCGCTGTGGGTTCGCAACCGGATGTTGACGAAAGACCTGGCGCACAACACCATCGTCGTCAACTCTCTCAATGGCGGCATTGCGGGTGCCGATTATCTGCTTCTTTTTCAAAAGCACGGCAAATGTCCCATTCCCGTTCGGCATCCAACCGGTCTGGTCCACTACGCAGGCGAAACGAAGATGCCGGCTGAACTGCTGCGCTATCGCGGATGGACCGGAGATCAGAAACTCAATCGCTACTCTCATTGGATCTGGCGACAGTACGCCTCATCGATATGGGACGACATCCGCATGGGAAACGTGCTCCCGTTCGAAGAAGGCAAAGACGAAGACGACGAGAAGCACGTCCACCCGTTGCAGAAAGACATCGTGGAGCGCTGCTGTATCCTCCGGAGCAACCCAGGCGAAAACATCCTGACGCCATTCGCTGGCGTCGGCACGGAAGTCTGCGGCGCCCTCGCGACGGATCGCCGCGGAATCGGGATCGAGTTGAAACCTTCGTATTTCAAGCAACTCGTCAAGAATGTCGAACTGAATCCGTGGTACGAAGAATCGGAACAGCAAAGCCTGCTGCCCGAAGACGAAGAGGAAACGGAAGAGGTTCTGGAAGCCGCCCGATGACGCTCCGCGCAATGGGGCATGACAAAAGCCACGCGAACGCAGGCGGCCAAGTAGCCGTTGCGGTAAGCCTCAGAGGGCGCGAGGGAGGCGGAACAGCGGAACTTGGCGGAGAGCAATCCGGTGCTTTGCGTGCTGGCGGCGGCGGCGGCGGCGATAAGGCCCACGTTCTCGCGCAGACATTGACAGCCGATATGTACCGGAGTGGGGGTGCGACAGCGGGGAATAACCCCGGCATGCGCAACTGCTTTCCTTCTGAATCGGCGGTGCGGCGCCTGACACCGCGAGAGTGCGAGCGGCTACAGGGATTTCCTGACGATTACACGCAGGTTCCATATCGCGGCAAGCCAGCAGCGGACGGGCCACGATACAAAGCGCTTGGGAATTCGATGGCCGTGCCCGTGATGGAATACATCGGATCGCGGATCAATGCGCTGGAGCTGGAGCAAGGCCAGCAGGCGGACACCGCAGGCAAAGAATGACAGAAACCGAATATCAGGAACTCTGCCAACGCGCAGGCGCAATCGCCGAAGCATCATCGACTCGTACATGCACACCAAAGCGAACGATTCGCCCCGTGCCTGTTTCCGGCCCATTGTCAGTACGTCTGACACTGCATGGGCATTGCCCGTCAAAGAAGAATTTGTGGCAAAGGGGAGTATCCGGGAAGATGTTCCTGGACTCCTCAGTAAAGCGGCAAATTGACGACCTCACAATGCAGGCCATGTTTCACTGGCGAGATTCAGGGCCAGTCGAGCACCCGGAGTTAACAGTACGATTCTTCGTGCATCACGCAAGACGAGATCGAGACGGCATGTTCACGACACTACTGGACTGCTTACAGGCGGCTGGAGTGCTAGTTAACGACAATTTAGCCAACAACAACGGGCGAACGATTCTGGAGCCTGCGGAGTTCGTTTCCGAAGCAGAGGAGAGAGTAGAAATTCTGGTGGTAAAGGAACTATCCCATGTCTGATCTTATGGCCTTGGTGTTGTGGGTTCGGATTTATCAAAGTAAACGGAAAAGAAGGATTTGAAGATGCCTGCGGCGGCCATCAGCCGATGGCCTTGCGAAGAAGGAAAAACAGTTGAATAAATCTCCCAAGGCCGCTGAGGCGGTCAATCATCCGGCCCACTACACGAACGGAGGTATCGAAGTCATCGACGCCATAGATGCGTGGGGATTGGGATTCTGCGACGGCAATGCAGTGAAGTACATCGCGCGGGCGGGAAAGAAAGATCCGACGAAAACTGTTGAGGATTTACAAAAGGCGCGCTGGTATCTGGACCGCCTGATTTCTCAATTGCAAGGCGAGCGGCTGCGAGACGCCGCAGGCAAAGGCTGATTCTGAAGTGAGCATCTCCACATGCAAGCACTGTAAGGGAGCGTTCTGGCGCTACCGCTCCGACCACCCGCCGAAGGGGTACTGCTCCGTCCCACATGCCGAACTCGGACCAGCGAAGAAAGTTCTGAATCCGCCCCCCCTGAAACCCGATGCGGTTTTGTTTGAATACCGCGCCCACCGGATTAGCATTCATCGGGACCAATTCTATCTTCAGGACTACGACTGCGAGGAATGCGAAAGGATCTGGGGAGTCTACATAGAGTCGATGTCATTCTGGCTTGATCATCCATTGAATTATGGCGGCACGGAAAAGACTGCCAGTCCATTTTCCTGATATTCTGTTTCTGTTAGCAAATTCACACAAGGAGGTCGTTCCGCCGCCGATTTCAGAACAGAGCACGCGGCCCCAGGGGGAAACAACCGGGGCCGCACAACTTCCCGGAGCCACCACTGAAATGGATATCGACGACTACGGCACCGCAATCATGAAGGCCGCACGCGATCTTCTCGCCGACAGCCCGGAACTCAGTAAACTGTGCGGCGCCGCCGCACGAGAGCATGGAATTCTGGTTACCGTGGAAGTGGACGTAAACGTAATATTCGCGACGATGGATGAGCCATCCACAGACGAAGCGGTGGACACTCAGAAACTGACGGATCGGGACAAATCATTCCTGAAGGCACTCCGAATCAGTGACGAGTAACGTAAGTTCTGATACAATAACCACCACATGAGCCGCCTTCCAGTTTTTCTTCTCGTAGCGGTCTTGCTTCCGATTTTCTGCCCCTCGGCCCATGCGGGCGATTGGCGGCATCGTCTCCTGTTTGGCGCGCAGTCAACCGCGTGCGTAGCGTCAGCCTTCGATGGCGCAACCACATCCGCGGCTGTTGGAATCGGTGCCCATGAAACAAATCCGTGGCTGGTGAAGTCCGGAACGTCGGAACTGCGCATGGGGCGCCTGATCGGGACGAAGGCCGCTTTCTGCGCCGCGCCGATCATTATCGCAATCGTGGCCCACCACAAAGTTCCGAGCGACCGCAACGCCGATATCACCGGGTTCATTCCGGCCCTGACATCGACCGGATACTATACCTGGGCGGGTATCCATAACCTGGGTGTGATTCACGAGATTCACGCGCAAAATCCGGCGCGACTGAAATGAAAGACCACACGGCCACACTGGCAGGACTCGCGGCCATCATCATGATCCTTGGCGCGGCCATTGTGATGACAGTCCACGGCATCAAGGAAGACGCCCTGCTGATTATCCTGCTCACTGGAGCGGTTGAGATCGGCAAGGCAATCGTGGGAATCAAGACCGCAGCGCCAGTTGCGCCAACGCAACCGGAAGCCCCAAAGGAGCCATAAATGGTGAGCGGAGAGGCGGTATTGATCGCCGTGGCCTTCGCGGCACTGTGGTACGCGGGACACGAGACAGTGAAAGGCGTGAAGAAAATGGACCACGCCATCGCGGCGAAGTTACATCGCCACAAGCAGCAACCAGCGGTCCAGCCGCAGAAAGAGACACCGTGAATACCCTTTGGATTCAAATCCTCGAGCAGATCGGCATCGCCGACATGAACGCCTACATCTCCTATGTGATTGCCAACAGCAAGAATGGCCCGCAGTTCAAGGCCGCAGCGCAAAACGCGCTACAGGCAAACGAAGCCCTCGCTCTCGCGGCGCAGAACCCGAGCGCCTGAATGTACGAGATCGGCCACATCAACAAGCGCGGCGACTGGGATAGCGCCTATGGCCCGTATCCGACGATGGAGGGCGCCGAAGCGATAATGGCCATGTTGTCTGTCAGCCCCATCCCTGGGGTCACGTGGGAGATCAGGCCGCTGGCCTTGACCTGAATCCACCGTGAAAACCAGTCGAGCGGGATTGGCCGTGATCAAGCAGTGACACTCCGGCTCTACTTCAATCGGTGCGGCGGTAAACCGTGGAGTGTCGATGCCGGAGACGGGAGCCCGGAGTTCCAGTTCGCCGCCGTAAAAGTAGGTTACGTCGGAACGACAGTCTATAAGCCGCTGGCGATTGATCGGAATCCCGCTGAAGTGCCGTGCGCGTGGATCGAATTTGAGAACGCGCAACTTCTCGTGACGGGAGAATCGGCGGCCATTCTGATCGACACGCGAATGTGAATTCAATCTCACCACGATGAACAATGGGGCCGACTCCGCTTTGTCACGGATCGGCCTCTTTGTTTCGTTACAATAGTTAGGATGCGTACATATCGAGTTGTGGCATTTCTGTTGTGCCTGCTGGCGCGATCCGGGGATGCGCAGGCGGTGCGATTCGATCAGGTGTCGTCCACGACGAGCGCCCAGTGTGTTTCAGGGCGGCAGTGCCCGATTTTAGCCCTTCCCGGTACGCAGGTGAACTTCTGCGGCGGAACCGTCACCACGCTGTCCACGTGCCTCGCAGCGCCAGCCACGACCTATACAGACGCAGGAGCGGGGACGCCATGCGCGACAACCTCGCAACTGACTCCGCAGACGGGCGGGGCCTGCCTCGCAACGGCCGACGCCCAGGGAGGATATGGGGCGTGGCTTCTGCCGGGATCGTACAATTACTTCCTCCGGGTCCCGACTACGGCGGGGGGGGGGACGTATGGGCCGTATCCGATATCGGTCGGATCAAGCGCGGGATGCCCGGAAGACGCAGCCTGTGATGCGAACTTTTTGACGCTCGCGGCGGCCTGCACCGCAGCGGGGTCGGCAACGCTTTACGTAACACGCAACTGGAATGCTCTGGTGACGGCAACCTACACGTGCGCCATGACGTTTCTGGGGCCAGGGAGATTAAAGCCCGCCTCGGGGCAGACCGTTACTCTCACAGGATCGCTGTCTGCCGGCCTGTCTCAGATTTTCGACACGTCTGCTGGTGGCGTTGTGTTGCCGTATAACGTTCCGATCCTGTATCCGCAATGGTGGGGTGACATCCCGAATAACACTAACACCGATCACAGTACGGCGATTCAAGCGATGGTGGATGCGGCCCATGCGATGGGGGGAGGGACGATGTACTTCACCAGCTCCAACGGCTGCCACATGGCGCAAAACGTCACGTACTATTCCAACGAGACGTTCGACGGCGACAAGACGGCCTGCGTGAAGAAGCCTGGGGCGAACCCTGGAGGAATCTTTCAGATATTCACGAGTGCCAACGGCAGCGGAGTAAGCGGAGCCCAGCCACTCACTAATGTCCACTTTCGGAATTTCACCATCGACGGCAACCAGGCGAATCAAGGCGGACTCGCCACGGACCAAAACGGACTGTACGGTATCTTCATGGCGGGCTGCTCGAATTGCTCGATCGAAGGCATGACGATCCAGAACAACTATACAGATGGCATCGAAACGAGTGGATACGGAATCAGGGTACTGACTGGCACAGCAGACACTTCAGTTAACACAGTAAATGTCTCCGGGGTCACGTGGATTGGAGGGATCGCGACGTATACAACAGATGCACACGGTCTTGTAACCGGCGCTCCAGTAATCGTCGCAAGCGTGAACCCTACCGGGTACAACTTTACTTCTGGCTCTCCCTGTTTTGTGTTCGTTGTCAGCACGACAACGTTTACCTGCTCAATAGCGATGAATCCCGGAGCCTACGTCAGCGGCGGCACAGTGACCAGTTACGCGGTGACCAGCATCAGCGGAACGGGACTGCAAAATCTGGCAGACGGCGCAACACTCACGATCTCCTCCGTCGCTTATGCGGTAAACGCCTATGTCAGCGCCACGAGCGTGTTCCTGAGCACGGCGACGAGTCCCGGAAATCAATCTGGCGCGGCGATCTCTACGAACGCTTATATTGGCGTCGGGAATAACCTGCTCATCCAGAACAACCTGATCACGCAGAACCGGCGCAATAACATTAGCGTCGTAGGTGGACCTAATACGCGAATTATCGGCAACCACCTATCATATGCCGGTCTGACCGACTGCTCTGGAGTCTCCCCAATGGCAGGGGTCGACCGGGAACCATTCTTCTATGGCGCATATCTGAACGGATACCAGTCCATTGGAAACGAGATCGATCACAATTGTGGAAACGGGGAAGACCTTTATGCTGAAATTACATTTGACCCCGCTGACAGTCCGATCCTGTCCGACTATGTACACGACAACGTAGGCATTGGCTCATTTAACGCAAACTTTGAGGCCAGCACGGGAATTCTTAAAGTAGGCGGCACAATGATGAACAACGGTGGCGTGGCGGGGATCACGATGTCAGGATGGACCAGTCCGGTTATCGACGCCGTTTCCATCGGCTCGGCACGCGGCATTTTACTTTCAGCAAATATCGTCAACGCGCAATTCGGAGCGGGGGCGTCGATGAACGGCAACACCTACGATATCTCTCTCGATGGACCGCACGCCAATGCGTACCTGAGCACGCCGGATAACCTGGCGCACCTTGGAGTGCAGGCGGGGGAAGAGGGGTCAGTGCAGAAAAATATGCTCGGCAGCCCCATCTCTTGGGGGTCAAGTTGCATCCCAATCTGGCTCGGTACGTCCGGCACTACTGGACGAATACCGGCTATGAGTTGCTTCGGGCAGATTTACTCCGTAGGCGGCTCTGGTGCAAGCACTAGTCCGGGTATCGGCGTGACAGATGGAACGAACATCGGGAAGCTACAGTACTCCGCCAATGCTGGAGCGGTTCTGGTTGGCTCTCAAAATGGTATTGGAGTCTGCCTGTTCGCGGACAATCAAACCGGATCTGGCATCTGTATTGATGACAGTGGCACCAAATTTCAGGTGTTCGGGATTCAGGACTTCGCCAACAACGCGGCGGCGGTAGCGGGCGGCTTGACTCAGCGGGGCATGATGTATCGCATCACCGGGGCTGACACGATGGGAGTCGTTCACTAATGAAGAAGATTCTGATTATGGCCCTAGCGGCGCTCTACGTATTGGCTGATCCGGCGCCGCGGAGCCTTACCACCGACCAGCAGGCGGCACTGGCAACCCTGATGAAGACGGCCTCTCTCCCAGCGGGGCTTGCGGTCAGTATCCACACGCTTAACGCCACGGAATCAGCAGCCCTGTCGAGCAACATTCAGGCGGCACTATGCGCCCCTGCATCAGGCTCGGCGGGATGGACATGTACTGGAGTCACGGACAGCCTGCCGGGGCCAACATCCGGCGTTCTGGTGGAGATCAGGACAAGCGCTCCACAGGCGCAGAAAGACGCGCTCGCGGCTGTTACACAATTTCTGAGAGATAACGGAGTCATCGCAAACTTCCGATCAGCTCCCGATTTCATCAACCACGCTGTAGACGGCGAAGGTCATGCCATCCAGAGCGACCCTTCCGAGATGAGACGCATTACGATTGGCACAAATCCTTAAAGAAAGTTGACAATAATGCCAGTTATCGGAAGTAAATCAAACAAAGTTATCTGTATTACAAAGCTGATTCCGGCATGGCGAGCAAGGCAAATTGAGGCTGCAGGAAGGCTGGCTTACATGCGTGAAGTAATGGAACGGTCCATTTCGGCAAAGAACGCGAAAGCGCAAAGTGGACTGCGGGCGTGAAGCATAAGCGCACCACCCTTATTTCCTCGGCCGTCCCGGAGAACGATACCTAACCGCCCCAAGATCCCGGCGCCGTATCCTCCACAACCGCGGATTAACCGCCACGGCTTTCAGCCACCCGGCAGAGATAAGGGCCCTGACACGTTGCGGCGACACCTGAAGCTCGAGAGCCGCCTGGGAAACACTCAGGAACTTCCCATCCGGCGCCGCCGTCGATCCAGAGAGATTGACTTCGGATGGCCGGCGCGCTCGCGGCGCACGCCCGCAAACAAGGCACTGAGAGCCACGCCGTACCGGATTGAGACACGTTGGGCAGTCCCGCCACGCCGATGCGTCCTGCGATCCCGCAGACGGCAAGGAATCGGCAGCACCGGCATCGTCGACGTCCGAGAACTCGGGTGACGAATCGTAAGTTAGATCGGCCATGACTCAACTATAGCGGCAGTCGCAATAGATATGCAACCTAACGCCTGACAGGTTTGTGACGCAAAGCTACCTATCGACCGTTAGGCAAGTCGCAGAGTACACGAAACCGCAAAGTAGCGCCAGCGCTGGAGACTGGCAGGCGAAGCGCAGCGAGCGCCCTAACCCACCATCGGCCAGGGCGGCAGCAGAGATAGACCGCAATGGCGCAGAGAAGCCCGCCAGCGCATCGACGCCGCGAAGCAAGGCAAGGTATGGACCGGACTGGGCGAAGCGCGGGAAAGAGCCCCACGAAAGCAGGGGGGGTGGGGTTGACAAAACCACTCACAACTAATACACTAGGTGAGCACCGAGA